ATCCTTATGGTCATGGGCAATTCCCTGTTTACACAAAGAGCATGTTTCGTTATTGTTAAAGAATTCAATATCTTCATTAATGCTCTCTTTAGCCTGTTCGATTTTTCCAAGAATCTTTTGGGCATCTGTTCGTTTCTTTTGAACTTCCTTTAACTCGTTCTGTATTGAGGTACCAGAAATCTTTAATGGCTCAGATAATTTATCTATGTCACTCTGTATGGCAACCATTTCGGCTTCTAGTTGAGCCTGTGCTGCTTTACGTTCTTCTATGATCTGTTGTGTATTCTTTACTAGGGATTGTATGGTTTCTTTGGTGTCTCCGATTTGTGCTTTGGTTACTTCGATTGAAGTGTTTGTTGTGTCTAGTTCCGACTTAACACTATTAACCTTGTCTTTAACCACGACATTCATTTGTGAGAATATGCTAATATCTAATATGTTCTCTATAACCTGACGACGATCAGTAGGAGTTAATTGCATGAATGGAACAAATGAGGAACTTCCCAATACAACAACCTGAGAGAAAGTTTTGAAGTTCATTCCTAATATCTGGGATTCCAATACTTCCTGATAATCTTTAATCTTTGCGTCTTGATTCAGTAGATTGCCGTCTTTGTAGATTTCAAATAATTTTGGGGCTAGACCACGAACCACCTTGAATTCGTTCTTTCCAATACTAAAGTTGATCTCTACCACACAATTCTTTTTGTTTACGGAATTGACTAGTTGTGGAATATTGATGTTACGAAACGGTCTTCCGTATAATCCAAAGGCAATAGAGTCTAATAAAGCAAAGGATTTGCCGTTACCGTTACTACCACATACTAGAGTTGTAGACTTCTCGCCTAACTTAACTTCCGTAAAGCTGTTTCCAAATGAACCAAAATTTTTAAATCGAACAGTTTTAAATACGATCATGAAAGAGTTTCCATATAGACTTGACGCATAATTTCTTTTAATTGTTCTGTGTTATCAGATTCTAAAAATTCAATTTCTCTATTAATCAGACTCAAAGTATCCTCAGCAATATCAAACTCTGGACTATTTTCGTCGTCCTTGGTTACTATGTCTTCGATGATTGTAATGCTTGCTGGCTCTCCAGTATACAGCAAATCTATGAACTCGTCAAATTTTCTTTCATTCTTTTTGTTTAATACTAGCACACGAACATAAGTGTTTTTGTATACTGTAGGATCTAGGTCAGTAAAATCTCGTTTATCTGTCCATTCAATACTATAGTACATTTTATGTGGATTCTTGATGAATGTTAGTTCACGAGTTTCTGTGTCGTATACATGGAAGCCTTTATCTTGATGAAGGTCTGCTGTAGTCATTTCGTATTGAGTTCCCAGATAATGAATGTTTCCTTTGGAACTCTTTGTGTGAAAGTGACCAGAAAGAACTAATTCAAACTTCTGTAGAAATTTATCTTCCATTCCACTAGAGCATTTAATATTAGATATCATCTCGTAACCATTTAGTTCAAAATGACCACATACTACTGGTGCTGTGCTGGCTTCAATAGCCTTAATTACGGCTGATTTGTTTTCCTCATTAATCCAAGGAACCATTAAGAACTTGGTGCCGTCTGCCACTACTAGTTCTGTGGTATGTTCGTATAGATGAAATTTAGAATAACAATCAACAAACAATTCCTTTGGGGAATTTAGATGATTGGTATTCTTATAGAACACATCATGATTTCCAAGAATACAGTGAAGATCCACATTATTGGTTTCAAACCAATTCATGAATCGTTCTCTTACATGTTTTAGAGTATGAAAATTAATAAACTTACGACGATCAAACAGGTCACCTAAATGAATGACTGTATTGATATCGTTTGCTTTTAGATAAGGAAACAATTCATTATCAAAAAACTTAAAGAAATAATTTAAAAATAACGGCGAATCGGATCTTGCTCCGAAATGCGAATCACCAATAATGCATATTTTCATGATTTATGTTTTGCGCTTTTTACGTACTTTAGGTTCATACTTCTCTATATCCTTTTCTGTAATAGAGAAATGTTCGCTTAATGCTTCTCGTGGATCATCTTTTTCAAAGTAATTAGTTTTACACCACTTATGCATTGTACCATCATCTAGGTGCTCAGTCAACTTAAACTTGATATAATTTTGCTTTTTTTCTTTTTCTATGCGTCTAAGGAAGGCATAGTAAATTATTTGAGTGAAATACGAGAAAGGATTCTTGGATTTCTTAGGATTAAAGTTATGGGCATACATGAGACAGTTCTCAATAGCATCTCCCACCATCTCTTCTCGATACGGATAATTGGCAAAGTTATGCTTAGAGGAAAGGCGTTCAGCAATCTTCATAAAGCACTCCCCAATATAGGTGGATACTGGCGGCTTATCGTCTTCTACTTCTTCTGCTTCTCGTATTTGGCGTTTCCAGATAACCATCTCAGCAAGGAACTTCTTGTTGTCCACGTAGTGGTCGCTGTCCTTGGTGAGCCGTTTTTGGGGTGCAATCGGAGGATTTACAATATCTTTAGATTTTTTAGATTTTTCACTTGACATAATTAAAATTTTCGTGTATACTTGTGTGTCTGGTATGAATGAGAAAATAGAGAATCAAATAATATTAGATATTACTGATAATCATTAGACTTTGGGTCTGGATTCCAATCAGTCCACTTATTACCAAAGTCCTTTTTCTTATTCTTACTTGTAAATTTATCAACGCTCATACCTTCACCGTTGCCATCGGTTAATTCATTTACTATTCTACCCAGATCGGAACGTTTGAGTATTCCATTCTTTAAAAGTTTAAGAAGAACATTGGGGGAAAACACTAAATTCATATACACTATTGTATCATCAAAATCAGGTTTTGCAAGGTCTTTTCTTGGTTTTTCTGAATTAAAATCCATTCCCATATCTTTCATTATTTGATCCATTTTTTGAAATAAAACATCTTCTTCTTTTTTAGTAATAGGGGATGTTAAAGAAGTTGGATAATCTGTAGAAATTTCTGGAAGATCACCAAATAAATCCATTAAGGATGGAAGTTTTGAAGTAGTGGGCGGCTTAGTAGATTTAGGTTTAAGCTTTTGGGTATCTTCTTTATTTTTTTCTGCATCATACAAAATCTCAATATCATTGCTAGGAGTACTAACAGAAACAACAGATGCTTCTGAAATAGTTACCGTGGTATCAGAAGAAAGAATGATCCAATTTCTTAGAGTAAATATTTCCTTTACTCTACCCATCATATCAGCAGATAGTGTGGATTCAAATACCATAGGTCTAGTCAGTATAAGTCTACCATTTCTACCTTTACGAATAGTAGCAATTAATTCTTCACCAGACATCATCTTAATTAATTTATACGGGGTTCTCATCATTAGTCTCCTTGGGCAACTGAATAGGAACAATCTTAAAAGGAAATCCTTCACTAGTATATATTTTAAATCGTTGTTCCAGATGTTTCATGCCATGGTTCTCGTAACTCTTATAGGACAGATCATCCGCAATATCAAATAATTTCATTTTAGATTTTGTTTCTGTTTTACGCAAACCTCGCCCAATAGACTGAAGTACACGAATAACAGACTTGGAAGGTGAAGCAAACACAATATTATTAATATTTCGTATATTAATTCCAGTAGAACAAGTTCCATAAGAAGCAATTAAAATGGAATCTGTTCCTTTATCTACAATTTTTCTGATCTCTTCACGAGTTTCCACATCAGTTTCTCCGTGAATAAAATAAATAGATTTATCGGAATCGTTTACTATCAACTCGTACAACGGCTTTCCTTGAAGCTCTACAAAATTAAAAAGAACTAGGGTATTGCCTGTTAGACTGTTACATAAATTTTTAATAAATTTATTTCGTCCTTTATGAGTAACCACGAAACGAATCTCGTCTTGGTATTCCATTCGTTTTGTTTTCTGAATTTCTTCTGCGGTATACTGAAGTTTCAAACAATCAATATTGATACTGGACAATAAGTCTTTATCAATTAATTTTTTAGTGGTTGTAGTGTTATACACAGGACCAAATAGCCCCTCAATAACAAACTGATGAATCTGCATTCCACTTAGAGTTCCAGTAGTGCCTATTCGGTAGTCTGTGTTCTTGGCTTTGGTCATAATACCAGTCAGGGATTTGGCACTAAACAGATGCACTTCGTCCCCAAACACACCCACAAAGTCGTTAAACCAAGTTTCTGGTTGTTTATAGATGCTCTGCCATGTGGATATAATAATACGTTTATTTGTGTCCTTATCCTTGCCTGCCATAATGGTGTGAATATTACGATCCGCCTTCCAAGTGTCTAGTTTGGCGTATTCTCGGAAATCCGCCAACATCTGGGAAACTAGGCTGGTAGTAGGAACGATTATAAGCAGTTTACCTGTATTGTGGGTTTCTAAGATCCAGCGACACAGAAGATACAGGATTAGAG